ATGCTTCTGGGCGTTGTTATCTAACCGCGCAGTTTATCACAATTCCCCCATAATGTCAAGTCCCCCAAGATCACAAAATCCTCACAGATCCCCGCCAAAATCCCCTAGAAGGCGTCTAAATACGCAGAGACCTTGACAGATACCCTCCAAGGATTTATAATGATTTCAACACTCACGGATGTTCTTATGTCAGTTGCGTATCAACAAGCCCAGAAAGTAAGGTATCGCGTCACCCTGGAGCTTGAAGTCTTTCAAGATATGAATCCGCACCAAATCCAGTGGGATAAGGTATTGGATTTAGAGCCAGCTGAGAGAGTGAATGTTTATGTGGAGGATCTAGATTGTCCTTCTAAGTGGTAAAATAGGGGTTTGAGTTTTGTTAACATAACTATACCAAAAACCCCTAAATATCGCAGAGTTTTGTTAACAAAACTATGAGACCCTTAAAGTATAAGAATTTGGGTGAAATGAGTATCGTCAGGGTGCCACATCTAGTGATCAACATTCTACCACAGTTGCAAGATTTGATGCAGCAACTAGAGGAAACTGATCGTGATAGTGTGGAGGTGATAGCTTCGGTCCTTGATAATATTCAAGAAACGATCCGATAATCATACTGGGCCCCTAAAAGTGCATCAGTAGTATCACCACTCACCAAAACTTAAATGACTGCTACCTATCAACGCAACATTCTCGACGTTTCCTATAACGGTTGGGAGAATTATGAAACCTGGAATGTTGCTCTCTGGATTGGTAATGATTATGGATTCTATAAAACTGTTCTGGAATGTGATGATTATCAGGACTTTCTGAATTATGTGAGTGATGCTACTCCGGACGGCGTTTTCTGGAATGATCCTAAGGTGAACGTTCTAGAGGTGAATGAGATGATTCAAGAACTCAAAGGTGAGTGACTTTCTAACATCATTCTAATCAAAATGAATCAAATTTTTCACATCTATCAAACTCAAGAAGACGGTGATTCTTTACTTCTCTACACAACTTATGATGAGAGTGTAGCGGAGAATGAGGTTGATCGTATTAACAGTCATCTGTCAGATGCAGGTATTCCTTCGTGGGTATCTTGTGCATTTTATCGGTAACTTATTCTTCATTACTTCATCATACAAATGATCAACGAATTTGCCACTCTGTCTAAACTTGATCTTCTGATTGCAGAGACTCAAGGTAAGGTTAAAGTCACCAGGCTTCCAACAACAAACCCCCGTAAGTCCGATCTGTGGTTGAGTAGCACTAAAGGTGTCCGGACAAATACGAATCGACACGGGCAATCTGATCCTCATGCTACTCTGATTCGTTAATCTTCTGAATCATACTGACCCATTGAATTCAGGGGTCATTAAATATACTGAATTCATCTCACAGTTCTTTATCTCTTTATCATTCAAATGTCTAAAACGATTGCTCTTTCTCTTCTGGCTCAAGGTAGTACTGGAAATGAAATTCTGCAGATTCTTGATGTTCTGATGTCTGACTTTGAATCTAACGAACTGACGGAATCTGATGACGATTGAATAGGTCTTGGTGGTGATTCTGCGTTATCAGAATCACCACCATTTTGTGTTGCGTGATGATAGTGAATCAGCAGTTATTTGATGCGGGGGTTTATATCGGCGCGCGCCGTAACCGTCGTTCCTCCCCGTTCCTCCCCGTTTCCCCGTGATCCCCCCCCCCGTATATAAAAAATCAAAACTACCCTAACCTACAGAGGTGACAAAACGACCAGTATATATCAAAATCAAAAAAAAATTCTGCGGCCCAAAAAAAATTTTCCGCAGAATTTTTTTTGTGTTAACCCCCTTCAGAAAGATTGTGAGAATGGTTGATCTATATAAAGAAACTTATTATATACTTCATGGAAAAAATATATCACATTTATGCAGGTAATAGGTGTTTATTTCAAGATTTGAAGAAAGAAGATTTTGATATGAAGTGGAAGGACTTGAATAATATGATAGGAATCATGCACACAACATATGAAAAGAAAGATCTGTTCTTTGAGGAACATGAAATTGACAAAGGATAAATAAAACGATATAATTGATCTGAGGTTAACTTTTAACTTATGGCAAAAGGATTCACTGTTAAAACTGTTGCACCCAAAGTAGCAACTGAGGAATGGGATTATGATGCAATCAAAGAACGAATGAGAGGAAAATCAATTGTTTTCTGTCTTCCTGGAAGAGGATGTTCATTTATTTTCCTGAAGGCATTCGTACAACTTTGTTTTGATTTAGTACAAAATGGAATGAGTATTCAGATCTCTCAGGATTACTCATCCATGGTTAATTTTGCACGGTGTAAGTGTTTGGGTGCGAATGTTCTTCGCGGTCCAAAACAGGTTCCGTGGGATGGTAAACTTGAATATGATTATCAATTATGGATCGATAGTGACATTGTTTTTGACACAACAAAATTCTGGCAATTGTGCGATGTTGCACTTTCATCAGATGGCACGGAACGTGAAATTACTGCTGGATGGTATGCAACAGAAGATGGTCACACGACATCAGTAGCGCATTGGTTAGAAGAAGAGGACTTCCGTAGAAATGGTGGAGTGATGAATCATGAAACTGTTGAAAGTATCTCCAAGCGTCGGAAACCATTCACTGTAGACTATACAGGTTTTGGATGGGTTCTAATTAAAAAGGGTGTTTTTGAAAATCTTGAATATCCATGGTTCGCACCAAAAATGCAAGTCTTTGAATCTGGTGCAGTTCAGGACATGTGCGGAGAGGATGTATCTTTTTGTCTCGATGCAAAGGATGCAGGTTTTCAAATTTGGTGTGATCCTCGTATTCGTGTAGGGCATGAAAAGACTCGGGTAATTTAACTTATGAACAAAAGGTATAATATCGTATACCAAAATTCGATTCTTCATGCGAATCTCACTCCAGAACGTTGTAGTGAGATTCTAGAAGAACTTTCTGAATACTTTTATTCAGATGAAACTTTTAATCCTGATGATTTAAGATTGGAGGAAATTTAATGTCAAAAGGAAGTTCTAATAAGACTGTTTTTGAACCTGGAGCACCGAAAAAGACAAGACAAGGTAGATCTTCTCGTACATTACTCAGTGCAAGTTCTCGTAACGGACGTAAAAAAAAGTATCGAGGTCAGGGTAAATAATTTAAAAAGTGCTTAAATAACATTAAGCACTTTTTTTATGTCTGAAAAAGAATTATATATTTTAAAGTGGATTCAAAAAGTATCTGAAATCAGACCTGAATTGAATGGATTTGCAATCTGTCCATTTGCATCACATTCAAAATATAAGATCATAGAGTGTTCTGTAAAGGACATTAACATCTTAAATGACTATGATGTCATCATTTACATTGTAGAAGATCACCTAAATCTAAATGAGATTGATGATTGGGTCAAATATTATAATTCAATTCATACAGATTGGAAATTTTTTGAAGATTGTGAATCATATGACACTTTTATTCATGAAATACAAACGAATAATGGAAGATATAACTTAATTCTAGGTCAACCAATCAAAAAGTTACAAAAATTTAGAAAAAAATTAGCAAAAACTTCATATTATGATCTTTGGAGCGAAGAATATTTAAAAGAAATTCTTCAAGACGACTATAAAATCTTAGAACGGGATAGCAACCCCGTAAAAAGTTCTGATTTTCAATAATCAGGAGAAAAAAATGACCAAAAAAGTCGATAAAGATCAAGATTTTATGAGTGAAAATTGGGGAACTCGGTATTTGTCTAGTGAATATGGTTGGGAATCAAAAATTCAACGAAAAAAAGTGCTTCAGGAAATTAATTTAGACAATTATTCTTCAAAAAAACACAATTTTTCGACTCAAAATGAACTTCATTCAAAAATTCGTAATGATGATGATTATGATGACTGGGAATATGGTACTGAACCAACTTATGGTCATTATTTAACATAAAAAACCTTGATAAATAAGATAGATTTATAATTTTTTTATGCCTTTAGAACGGGTAAGTAAAGGTTTCAAAGATTTAAGCATGTCTTTTCAGGTAAGTCCCCTGAATTACGATTTGATTGCGATCAAAAATGAAACTGCAATTGCCCGTTCTATCCGTAATCTTATTTTTACTTTAAGAGGAGAAAGATTTTTTAATCCAAATCTTGGTTCTGGAGTTTCCAAACTTCTTTTTGAAAATATGGATGAAATTACTGCATCTGTTCTAAAAGATGAAATTAAAAATACAATTGATGTTTATGAACCAAGAGTGAATTTAATTAGTGTTGATGTATCTCCAGATTATGATAATAATGAATTTAATACAACAATTACATATAACATTGTTGGAATTAATGTATTACCGCAACAGTTATCATTCGCATTACAGCCAACACGATAAATGGCATTAGTTAATTTTACCAATCTAGATTTCGATCAAATTAAAACTTCGATTAAGGAATATCTTAGATCGAATTCAAATTTTACTGACTATGATTTTGAAGGATCTAATCTATCAATTCTGATCGATACTCTTGCATATAATACATATATCTCCTCATATAATGCTAACATGGTTAGTAATGAGGTTTTTATTGATGGTGCGACTTTAAGAGAGAATGTAGTTTCTCTTGCAAGAAACATTGGATATGTTCCAAGATCAAGAACTGCAGCAAGAGCAAATGTTTCTTTCTTCGTTGATACCACAGGACTTACAATCAATCCTTTGACGTTAACTCTCAAAAGAGGTACAGCATTTACAACAAATGTTTCCTTTGGAGATCAAAGTTTTTCTTTTATTGTTCCAGAAGACATTACTGTTCCAGTAGTAAATAAAATTGCATACTTTGATAATATCGATATCTATGAGGGTACTTTTTTAACGGCAAATTTTACAGTTAATTCATATAATCCAAATCAAAGATTTGTTTTAGAGAATTCAAATATCGATACTTCTCTGATTTCTGTAAAAGTCAGAGATACAGAAACAAGTACTACTTCAAGAAAATTCATACTATCAAATAGTTTATTTGATGTTACTACAAATTCAAGAATATTTTTCATTCAAGAAGTTGAAGATCAAAGATATGAGTTAATATTTGGTGATGGAGTTTTTGGTCAAAAGTTAGAAAATTCAAATTACATTGATGTATCTTATGTGGTTACGAACGGAGATACTGGAAACGGAATAACAAATTTTATCTTTAATGGAAGAATTATTGATAATAATTCCAGAGTTATTTCAACTGGAATTTCTGATGTTTTTACAAATATAATATCTCAAAACGGAAAAGAAATTGAATCCATAGATTCAATTAAAAAGTACGCACCACAAATCTATTCATCTCAGAATCGTGCAGTTACTGCTTCTGATTATGAATCAATCATTCCTAAAATCTATCCAGAAACTGAATCAATTTCTGTATTTGGAGGAGAAGATTTAACACCACCAAAATATGGAAAGGTTTTTATTTCAATAAAACCATTTAATGGTCCATATGTTCCAGAACCAATCAAAGAAAATCTTCAGACTAAACTAAGAAAGTATAGTGTTGCAGGAATTGTTCCGGAATTTTTAGATCTTAAATATCTTTATGTCGAAATTGATTCAACAGTTTATTATAATACAAATTTATCTCCAAGTGCAGATTATGTAAAATCAATTGTTTTATCAAATATCGACAGTTATGCAGACTCTAGTGAATTAAATCAATTTGGTGCAAGATTCAAATATAGTAAATTTTTGAAGATTATTGATGATAGTCATGTCTCAATTACATCAAATATTACAAAAGTAATCATGCGACGTGATATGGGCCCATTTTTAAATCAATATGCTGACTATGAAATTTGTTATGGAAATGCATTTCACATTAAAAATATAGGTGGATATAATATTAAATCATCGGGATTTAAAATAAGTGGAATATCTGATGTTGTTTATCTATCAGATATTCCAAATTCAGATCAAAAAACAGGAAGTATATTTTTCTTTAAATTGCAATCACCAACTGAACCATTAATGGTCAGGAAAAACGTAGGTACAATTGATTATCAAAAAGGAGAAATCAAAATAAATCCAGTAAATATTATATCTGCACAAAAATCAATTGATGGTAATGCAGTAATCCAAATTTCTGCAATTCCTAAATCAAATGACGTAATTGGATTGCAAGATTTATATTTACAACTAGATATTAATAATAGTAATATAACTATGTTATCGGATGTAATTTCTTCTGGGTCTGATACATCCGGATCATCATATTTTGTTACTTCAAGTTATACAAACGGGGAATTTGTAAGATCATAACATGTCAGAAACAAGAATTCAAATCAGTTCAATTGTAGAAGGACAACTTCCAGAATTTGTTAGAGAAGAATTTCCATTAGTTGGTGAATTTTTAAATCAA